TGTAAAGTTATCGTTTAAATCTTCTGATTTTATCGCTGATCCTGCATAAAAGGTGGCTGTCAGGTTGTCAACATTCGTCTGTCTAAGTATTTTGATTTTGGCTCCACTTGAGGGAGCAGTATTAAATTGTACCGTGGTAGCATTAGCAAATGTCCATGCAGTAGTCACGGTTGCGTCAACTTGAACTTCTACGTCAGTTGACTTAAGATATGGAAATGTGAACGAGTATTGGGTAGTGGAACCATTACCCGTATACGAGTTGTGTGTAACAGCCATAAGTTAGTTATTTTGCCATTTGAAGCAATTGTTGTGTTTCTAAGTTTTTCCTTTGTATATCACTAGCACCTTGTACATCACCTTGTCCCATTAAATGATCCACTTTCTGTTGATCTAATATAACATTAGCTATATCAGGCCTTTCATTAAGTAGCCTATGTTCTGCTAGTTTCTGTGCATCTTTAATTATTTTATTTAGAACTTTAAATACAGGTAATGATTGGGTTTTTAATTCAATATCAGGATTTTCTAGATCAAATCCAGCAGCTCTATGAGAGCGTAGTAACCTTGTTTGTTGATTGAATTTAGGATCTTTCATAAGAGGTATGAGTTTTTTATATAACTGCATTTCTCCTATATATGTATATATTAATTCTCGTTCTGCTTCAGTATATTCGTATGATCCAGTTGAGTCTTTTCTTAATCTACTTAATCCGTCCCAACCAGTAGTCAGTAACCATTGCCTCCATGGTTCAGCTGTACCACTAACTTTAATAGGACTCAAAGCATTCAGTATTCTTAGCCAAGGGTTTTCGATATCATTAAGTGGTTCTCCTGTCCATATATCTATTTCATCAGGTAAGAAACTAGAAGCAATAGGTATTTTATTTTGTATATATTTAATAATATCAGAATTGATATCCTTCTGTGTAGATGTAATAGCATTACTTAATGCGCCTAAACCACCTGATTGAGGTATCATAGCTCTACCAGAGTTAGCAATAAGCCTAGACCATCCTGATAGATCACCATTAAAGGCAGCTATAAGAGGCTCTAAGCCTTGTAAAGGGGTCTCGTTAAGGAATGATGCAGAAATAGTCCACATAAGCTTGGCTTGCCAATCTTCTAGGAATGCTTGGTCAAGGTCTCTAGCATAATATGACATATCTCCTAGTATACTAAGTATAGGATCTATACCGGGTATACCTTTAAAGTTTACCCATTTACCTCCTATATTAATAGTCTTAGTTTCATAGCCAAGTTGACTTCTTTCTTTACTTCTACGTGAAGCATTATAATGCCCATTACCTCTAATATTACCGGCCATAGCATAATCCCATCCTAACTTAGTTAAGATAGAACTAAAAGCTATTCTACCAGCATATTCAGCTCTTAGGTTCTCAAATATAACTCTAGCATTTTTAGTACTAGCAAAGTCAATACCATGTTCTGCTAGAGCTTCTGCTATTTCTTGATCAGTTCTAGCCCATATTGTTTTACTATATTTATTTATACCGGGAATTAGGGTAAGAGGAGTCCAAGATAAAGAGTTTTTAACAAAGTTACTACTAGTTCTAGGGAACATAGATAGGAATTTAGTTACAGGATAAGCAGTTGTACCTTGATTTATCCAGTTAGCTAATCCATCATCTAAATTTAATGCTACTTCTCCTTGTAAAGCTTTCAATGCTTTATCATTTATCAATCCATTAGAATCAAATAAAGCATCGTAATGTTTCTTTTCTGCTTTAGCTATCTTTGTCCAATCAGTAAATCCAAATTCACTAAATACATCATCATATGCTCTAGTTCTTGCTAGATAATGAGCTAAGTGTGTTTGAGTAAATACATCAGGAAAGACCATACCAGTCATACCGTACCGTAGCCATGGTAATTTAGACATATCTCTCATGGTTTTAGCCATGTCATACTGTAGTATTTTACCAGTATTACCTTGTGCTTCCCAGACTGGTCTCATATCTTCCATTATAGACCACTTCTTATCGTTTTTAAATATAAAATCTTTACGATAAGCTTGCATCATAACTTCAGGATCTTTATGAGCCTTCTTCATCATCTGCCAAGCATCAGTTATAGCTCTTCTATTGGTCTCCCACATAGAACCATTATAGTACATATGTCTTTGGAATCCAGCAAAGTCATCACTAAACCCAAACATAGCATGACCTAACACACCTGTTATAGGTTTTAGTATAATTTGTGATGTATTACCTATCCCAGCTCTAAATGCTGATATACCAGATAGTACATTATTATATATAACACCCCAAGCTGATCTAGCGAATAGATTTAATTCTTTAGGATCAGGACTCTTAAGCATTCCAGTAGGCGTTACTTGATTCTCAGCCCACTTCATAAGTTTAGCTAATGAATCAACATCACCATTAGTATGAACAAAAGCATCAGCTAAAGGACGCATAGCTAGAGGATTCTCTTTTGCTAATCGTTTCAGTTCTTTAGTGAAAGCTAGGTTCTTAGCATGTATAGTATTTTCAGCAACATTAAATTCATCTTTCAATACTTTTAAAGTAGAATCTAATTCATTAGGAGGTACTTGATCGAACCAGTTCTTATTCCTTAACTGCCAACCAGATATATACTTATTAAGAGCATACTCATCTAATAAGAATTGCATCTTATCGATAATAAGATCCATTGCTTTATTATCATCTACAAAAGGTTGTAGTTCTTTTATAGCCTGACCTATACTAGATATTTCTCTACCTGCAGTATCCATAAATCTAGCACTAGATTGAGCGATTTCTCTACCTAAGAATCTATCAACTAAATCTCTTATAGCGAATGCAGAAGCAAGAGCCTTTTCTTCACTAATATATTCAACCTGTATTTTACCCATGAATAGATTCTTTACGTCTCTATCTTTAGCAAATAAGGCTCTGATATCATTTAGTGGGGTTTCAGGGTTAATAATATCTTTATATATTGACCAAGCAGCTTCGTCCATCTGGTCTTTAGAAAATCTAAACCCATTAACAAGTGCATTGAATCTACCTAAATCCCTAGCTTGTTCAGCTATACCTAAGATAGCATCTCTTGAAGTACTACCTACCATTAAGCCTTTAGCTCTCATAGCTTCAGTAAGAACAGGTGCAGGATCTCCTACAGTTGCTCCTGTTTTTATAGCTGCTGTATCGGCCATATTACGTGCAACATTACCCGGAGGTACTGATTGTCTATTTGAACCTACTACAGGTGTTATATCAGGGTCAAATTCAGTAGGATCGAATGACTCTGATTTCATCTTATTGATAGCGGCTATGTTTTGTTCTTTAGTAGCGCTCCTATCTAAAGCATCTAATGCAGAATCTAAATCATCAATCTTATCTAAGTTTTGTACAAGGCGTTCTCTTTCATCAATTAGTTGCCTTTCTACATTACGAGATAGGTTTTCACCACCTAAAGATAGTTGAGTATCAATCTCTTGTATTTTAATTAACTTATCTATTTCAGCTTCTTCCACTATAGCTGCTTGTTTGTAAGCAGTAGAGGCATCATCTAAAGGCTCCATCCATTGTAGTGTACCTTTACCACCTTTGAGCTTTATAAAAGCTCCCAGTATTGTACCTGCAATAGACATTGGACCCTGTTCCAGCATATTCTTCCACTTTCTAACACTAGCGCTATCACTATCTAAAGTCTTAGACCAGTCAGGAGCAGGTAGGGTACCTTCCTCACCGAATACTCCGGGGAATGCATCAGCTAATACTCTTACAAGGTTATGTTCTTCACCAACATCACTTAAACCTATAACTGCCATTTCTTGTGCAGTAAAAGCACCAGTACCAATTAATAATTTTTGAATCTTTGGCATCTGTGCAGGTAATTTACCAAGCTGTGTTGTTACTAAATCACCAGACCATATAGAAGGTACTACGATAGATAGCATACTTCTTATCTTTTGCATGCCCGGACTAGTTTTAGTACGTCTATCATAGAAATCATCTAGTGGAGATAATCCCGGTAACATGCCTACACCATCCATAATCCAATCGGCACCGGCTCCTAAACTTAGATCTGTTATGCCCCTTAGTGTGTCACTTAGGTGATTTAAAGGGTTGCCATACTGTTTTAGTGTTTCTTCTTTATGAGCATCTATTTGTTCAGAATTCATACCATAGTATTTTTGATACCATAGATTTTTTAAACTTGCTTTCTGATCTTGAAGTATTTGATCATCTCCGGGTCTCATCCTCCACCATGTATTATACTCATCCCACATTTGATCTTTGTTCTCTTTAACAGAGAGATCAACTTCACTACTAGCACCCATACTATCGCTTGTTCTTTCACCTCTAATAACAGGTCCGGAGAATCTGCCTGATGGTGTATTAGTGCCTTCTTCTACTGGTGATATAACAGGATTCAATTGAGAATGAGCTTGTTCTTCAGCACTTAATTCTTTCAACTGAGCTATCTGTTGTTCTTGTTCTTCATCCTCTTGTATTTGAGATAAATCATCTATAGTATTCATGTCATACCTCCATAATAAAGAGCTGCATTTCTAATATTGTCCTTGAGATCATCTTCGGTTATTTCAATAATAGGTTTACCTGTAGCTGTATAATTAGAAACTATTCCATCTAATTGCTTACTTAAGGGCCAATAATCAGAGGCATTTTCAAGGTTATTCATAATAAAATTAACAGCCACTTCCTCCTCCTTATTCATATTACTAGTATCAACTTTTAGATACTCTTGTTTTGCTGCTATGTATTCTCCAAAATCAAGGCCACCTTTAGGTAGTTCGATTCCAGTTATTTCTTTAACAAGTTCTCTAAGACCCTCTTGGCCTTTGTACTTAGCATTAGCCCCTTGATTATCAAATAAGACTTGGATATTCTCTGGTACACCTACACTATAGCCACTATTTATGTCTAGGGACATTTTATCAATAACATCTTGATGTACTATAGCTTTAGTGCCGTTTTTATGATCATTTATTAAACCTTTGATATCATTATCAGCAGCGCCAGTAGTTATTTTTTCTTTTATAGAAGTTGAATCCCAAGAGGTCTCTTGTTCAACTTCAAACGCCAACCATGTAACTACAGCACCATCTACTTTTCTTCTAAATACACCTTGACCTAAATCTCCTGTATCTGGATCTTTATAGTTAACGTCCTCATTTACAGACTTTGTTGCTAGATCCCATCTTTCAGTAGGTGTTAAAGTTTCATCAGCACCTAACTCTTGGAATTTTTTATAAAAGGCATCTTCGTAAGCATCAACAACCTTCTCTAATTGATCTTTTTTAGGACTTAAAGTAGATATAATTTTAGATTTACCGAATATTACTGATTCAGCCTCTTTTTTTATACCACCTTCCTTATACTGTCCAGCTTTAGTTAAGGCATCCATATCATTAAATAATCTTCTATACTTCTCTTTAGTTGCTTTATTTGAAAGACTATAGATTTCCATAAATTCATCAGGTCTACCACTCTTCCAAGCTTTAACTATTTGATCATCTAAATAGATCTTATTCTTACCTTCAAAATCAAACGCTGTAGCTGTAGCTATGAATTCTGTTGTTTTTGTATAACCAGCAAAATTAAGCCCATGTGCTTTTAATTCTTGTATACCTTCAGGTGTAGTGATATCGAAGTCAGGACGACTAATTATTGCTTTAGCTCCCTCCAACCCTGCTTCGTCTTTTAATTTCTTTTCTCTGCTTTTATTAGCGAGAGCATCTTTATTAGAGTCATTCCATATTTCTCTAAGTCTCTGTTCATGGCCAAATGCTTTCTCTTTATATCTAATTCCCCAAGTAGTTCTTCCTCCTTTCATATCATCAATAGCCATCGATTGCATGTCTTCAATGAATTGATCTACATCATCATATCTATTAGCTAGTTGCTGTCCAGTAGCAAAATAAGCATCTACAGGGTTCGTTATACCTCTTAAAACTTTACCCTCTCTACCTTCATGGGTTCCATCCATAACAGCTGCATATACTTCTGATATTTTTTCTCCTTTATCTGAGCCAGAAGAAGCTAATACTACTTTAATTCCAGTACTTATATCATCTCTAGTTTCAATTACTTCATTCCTATCTTTAGCTTTCTGAGCAGCAGCTGTACCTTTTCTGATAAATAATGCATGTAACTGTTGAGCCTCCTTACTATTTGAACGGATACCTGCTCTAATAACTAAGTTTTTAGAAGCTTGTTGGTAATGTTGTAATATTGTATCAGCAGTCCATTTTAATTCATCATCTTGGACAATAGTTCTTTTTAGATTCTCTTCAATATCATTTATGTTATCAGTGAATTCCTTGACTTTTATTTTATCTAAATCTGTATTCGTTTTCCGCATAAGCCTGAGAATAGTTTTAGCTTCTTCTCTAGCATCATCATCAGTATTCTTACTTTCTATAATTTTCTTTTGAGTTTCAATTAAACTATCTTTTAATGTTAGTTCAACACCTTCTCTAAGATTATCTGCTTCAAAATTGATTAAATTAGGATACTGATCTATTAAATGTTGTTGCCACTTATCAGCCCATAATCTATCTTTAAATTCACCTGTTTCTTGAGCTAACTTAGCCCACTGTTTAGAATAAGTAGTAGAAAAGTCTTTCCAGAATTCAGAGTTCTTTTCATATTCTTTAGCTTGACCTTCCAAAGCTTCGACATCAGCCCTAGCTGTACGTTTTATAGCTTGTTCTTTAGTCTTATAGACATTAGATTCAAGGTTATTTATTATCCTTTGGTTTTCAGCTTGTTTAGAAGCAACACCTTCTAAGCCTACAATCTGGTCTCTACTTATATCCTTATCTTGCTGTTGTGTTAATCTGATAGCATCAATGATGTTTTTCTGCTGTTCACTGAAGGAACGTATTCCCGCATCACCAATATCAGATCTTCTGAAACGACCTCCCTTAGAATGTCGTTGGTAATTTTTAGCCATTTATGTTTGAAATGTTGATAGTAGTTGACCTACGCTACCAGCGACGCTTGATATAGTCGTACCCCATACTCTATTAGCAGCAGCACTAGGTGAAGTGTATGCACCCCTAACAGGGTCAGGTCCGAAGTCATATTCGCCAAGTGCTCTAGGCATTTGAAAATCAGCTCTAGGTGTAGCTATTGGTGTTAGAGGATCTGGAAGTGTACCCGGAGGTAACATCTTCTGAGCAAAGGCAGCTAAATCTGCTGACACTTTATCTTGCGAGATCTCTTCTAATACAGCTCTAGCCATCCTACCTGCATTATCTTGTGATTCATTTATCTGACTTATAACTCTACCTAAATCTGCATAAGTAACTTGTGTAGCTTTATCAGCTGTGCCTCCTTTAACTCCTCTAGCTCTCCATTTACCTTCAGCTTGTAGTTGATTTAGACGAGCCTCTTCCGCATCAAAAGATGCTTCTGCTTGTATATCTTCATATTTTCTATACTCATTATCTTGAGCAGTTCTTTCAGATAGAGTATTTAAATTTATTTGACTATTAAAAAGCGTATTAGATTTTAAGTATTGTTGATCTAAAGATTGTTGTTCTTTATCTCTAATCTGTAAATTATACTGATAATTACGTAGATTAGAAGCATCTTTATAATCAGCTATCTTCTTTTCATTCTGAGCTTGTAATAGTACAGAATCAACAGCTTGCTGTCTATCTGCTTGTAGTCTATCTTGGCTTAATTTATGGAGTTCAGTATCATATTGAAACTGTCTTTCCATTGCTTCATTTTGAGCTTCAGCAGCATCTCTAGCGGAATTTGAAGAATTATTAGCTCCCCATAAACCACCTAATACTTGTATTCCTAAACCAATAGCACCCCACATAATTATTTCCTCCTATAAAATCTTGGTGAGTAGTTTCCTTCCCACATCATAGAGTTTAAGGACACAGGGAATGGAGAGTCATTAAATATTCTAAGCTGGAAGTTATCTGTCTTTTGATGAATTGGTATTGTAAATACTGACTGTTCAGTTAATGCAATATCATTAGCTAAATATGTATTACCTGTAGCTGTAGGGTTTAAGCTATACCATTCATCTAAGAATATAACTATTTTTACAGTATTACCGGGTGCGCTACTGAATGTTATCTGAGTATCACCTGTTACAGTAAATGCTGTAGTAGTGACACCGTCTAATGTTACTTTTATTTGATCTTTATCTATATAACTTAAATCTTCATCAATCCAGTTAAATACTGTAGTACTACCATCTCCTGTATATTCTTTTTTACCTTGTCTAATACCTGTAGATTTAAGTTTAAATGCCATGAGACCTGAGAGACCTACAGCAAATTTCATTCTAGCTACTGTAAGGTTAGCAGTAAAGTCAGTGATTTTCCCAGTGTCATCTAACCTATAGTATGTTTTAGGTAAGATTATATCGAAATCATACTTCCAACCTACTATAACATCAGCTGCTACACTAGTTAGATTCTTCTTTGGTACTTTAAAATAAGGATCTCCATCATCAGTAATGACTTCAGGAGTAATTGTAAATCCAGATTCAATAAAGTTACCTGTAGCTGTAGTACCTTTAATCACTATTACAGGTGTTAAGCCTGTTACATTAGCAAAGGGTATATAGCATTTAGAGAATTCATTAGTAGAATCCCATGCTACTGTAGCATTATTAGCTGCATTCCTAGCATTAGAATATAAATCTATACATGGATTAATTCTCTGTCCTTCATTATTAACTATAATAGCATCAGAAGGGCTCTGACTTAAGCTAGCTTTACTTAAAGTAAACTGACTACCTTGTTTAGTTACAGCATAGAACTCATCTGAGTCTACAGCTATAGTTTGAACTGTACCGGGTAGTTGCCAGTTAAACCAAGATTGTACTATATTCTTCTCACCATCACTATATGTAAGATAGAAATATACTTTATCGTCTGTTTGACCAGACATGGCTATGAACTGGTTCTGTGTACTAGCTATGAATGTATCTACAGTAGCTGGAACCCATTCACTAACCACTCTACCTACGTCTAATACTTTAGGGTTTTCATCCATACCTCTAGTCATCATACCAAATATACGTGTATAACTTGGTGTCTTACTAATGAAGTTAATATTAGTACCCATATCAATAGGGTCTACACTATCATCCATCTCATAGTTAGAGATAGTTCTAATAGTTGTTTTGGTAGGTGTAAATATATTATCTTCAGCAGTCATTAAGAATTGCTGATTCTTACTAAATAAAATTAAACCCTGTGTAGTAGGTAGTATACCATGTAAAGTAGCTGGTCTAGTAGTTGATGCTTCTATATCTATAGGATCAGCATCAGTTAATGTCTGAGCAGAAGTATGGTAGAAGTTATAATGCTGACCTGCTTGACTGAATATAACGCTATCAGAAGATAAGAATCCTAATCTATTACCATAGAAGAAGGATTGATTTATCTTTTTACCTACAAAACTAGGATGATCATTAGTGACATCATCACCAACTAACCTAGAAGTATATACTATCTTTTGAAATGTAAAGGTATTAGTAGAATTATTAACTAATTCATGTGGTACTGTTGCTGTATCTAGTCCAGTTGACTTACTAGGATCTAAAGTTTCTTCCCAGAAACCGGGTCCAGATGTACCATTATCTGCTACAAACTTAGCCCAATATGTATCATTAGCAGAAGCAGTATTTATAATTTTAACTGTATGGTTATGGGATGTTTGAGTAGGTAGCTGAGATATATTATCTACTTGATCTTGAAATACACTGATAGCTGTATTAGTTGAACCACCAGTAGCAGTTATAGTAAATGCACTAGTTCTAGTTAGTTGTAGTGTTGTTTGATATTTAACTACTGTTAAGTTAGATATACTTAATGCATCAATAGCTGTTTTTATTTTAGTTAAAGCATCATCATAAGTATCATCACTATCTGTAGTTACAGTAGCAGTACTACCAGCGACTACAACAACATATGTAGTTAAGATTGATGTACCACTTAATTCTAATGTAGCTTGTTTGTTAGCTGTATAGGAAGGGTCAGCAATCTTAGCTGCTGTTATTAAATTATTAGATACTATAGTTGTATCTTGTACAGTCAGTAAGTGGTAGTTTGTACGAGCACCTGTAAGGTACGCCTGTGCACCTGTACCGTAGTTAACAGTACATGCTACTCCAGTTGTAGCATTCCATATATCTATGTCTCCTGTAGAGCCTCCTGCAGGCTTAATACATCCTATGTATTTCTCGTCATTATCTCTATTTATATAAAACCACTTTGAGGAATCATATGTAGTACCAGTACCTAAATTAGCAATCCATTTAAGTCCGGGTCTTTTTGTTAATCCAAAGGTAGGATCAGGGTAACCATTCAGACACTCACGGACTTGTCCGGGTAGTTTTTTGTCATCAGGTTGTTTAGATACCCCACCTAGATAATTATCAATTCGTTGGGTTACAGCTGTCATCGTGATAAAGCATGGAAAGGTTGGTAGCTCTGGTAGTAATTAGTATGTCCTTGTGGATGTCCAAAGAATGTAAACTGCCCTTGCTGTGTTTCGTATTCTAATGCTAAAGCTCTAGAGAATGCTTCCTGTTGTTGGAGCATTTGGTATTGATCACTAGATCCTACAATACGTTGAGATACAAATGTAGCTGATCTAGCTACTATAAAGTCTTGAATAGGTTGAGGTAAATCTACCCAGTCAAATTCCCATACGATATCACACTCTACTGTAGCATCAGTCCATGTGTACCTATGGTTATGTCTATCATATAACTTACCACTTCTTCTTACACCATCTTTATCTAAGTTAGCTGAGTTCTCTGTTAACTTTATCTGTAAGATGTTACTTGGTATTAGTATTTCATCATTAGTATCAGGTGTAAATTCATAATGGTACTCTTTATTAAAAGTCCATCCTTCTGCTTGGACCTCTCTGGATACCTGTAACAAAGTATCGTATGCAATCGCAACGTCCGGGTTGGTTTGATCGAGAGTGGTTACAGGAGCCTGACCACATGACGACAATATTTGATTTATAGCAGGTAATTCTTGTGTAGCGTTAGTGGTTGGAAAAGGCATAATATTTATATATAAAAAAAGAGGACTCCGAAGAGCCCCCATAAAACGTGCTTAGAATGCAGCGTTACCAGATGATCCGGCAGCAGCACCAGCAACTAGTTCGACAGCAGCAGCTGGGTTTAGATAGTCGGCTCCCATTGCGAGTCTACCGAGAATCACGTCACCTTGGTATACCACGGAAACGTCCCCAGAAGTTACTTGAACTTGTGGTCCGATTGCTTCTACACAACCAGCAGCTTCTTTCTGGAATATGAGTCCACAAGAGTTAGCGAATTCTGTCTCTTCACCATACTCATTGTTGATTCCAGTTACGTCAGCTGCAGCATCTTCTACTGCTTCACCAACGAATGAACCTACATTACCGGGAGATGTTACTCCGGGGTTTGTAGCAGAAGCTGAACCATACTTAGTACCATAAGTACTGAAGAATGGAATGTTCATTGATTTGTAGATTTTGATACCAGCAATCTCTATGATGCCGTTACCAGATTGTAATGAACTACCTTGCTCATCACGGTTAACTAATCCATTAGAACCTACAGCTTGGATTAATTCGTAGTATTGACGTGGGTTAAGTACACCTACACGACCTTCTGAACTTACACCTTTCTCATCTAGAGCAGCCGCAGCGTCATAGAATGCATTAATTAGTGAAGCAGAAACGTATGCATCAGATGCTTGGTTATTAGTACCAACTCTGATCTGTGTTCCACCGGGTTCTACGAAACCGGACTTAGTGATAGGAGATGCAGCACGAGCACCACGAGCGATAGCACGGAATACTAGTCTGTCATACTTCTGAGCTAGAGCATAACCAATCTTCTTGGAAATCTCACCACGTAATTCATAGTGGGCAAGTGTCTCATCTAACTCATAAACAAATGCACTTGAGATTAGCAGATCATCAACCGTAATGGTCTTCTCTGCTACTGGAGGTGCACCGTCGGAGTTACCTAAGATACTTTGACCGGGTACATGGTACTCAGCTTTTGTGTGTCCTGTGTAGATGAACTGTAGAGACTTACCATTCTTTAGGGTTCTCTTCATTACAAGGTCTCTAGCAATTGCGTTATGCTGGAAGCCTTTGAACATCTCACCACTGAACAACTTAAGATATAATGCTCTTGCGTCACCTGTAGAGTTGGATTGTCCAGCTCTGGTCAGCGAGGCATTACTATGGGTTGCCTGTTGGGCCATTGTTAATTAAAAATTGTTATATTACTTTCTCAGCTGAAATTTTTTGCGCTTTAATGTTGTGGTCTTTCCCACCGTCTAGACGGCAAAAGGTATCCTCGTAAGGGCTAATGCCAAGGCAGGAGCAGTCCGACTCTGAGGTGCTGCTCCCACTGATCATAGAGTCGTTAGTGCCGTCTCTAGATCTATTTCTTCATCATCGATACCCGGAGGTTGTTGATCACTAGGGTTAGTATCAACCTTCTCAGGTTCTGGTGTCAGCCTTGTTACGAAAGCTGGTGAATGTGTAGCTTGTTGTGCCATTAGAAAGAGAACTTAGCTCCAATCTTTGTGCCATAAGTGTTATCAGCTTCATCATTAGAAGTACCTGATAACTCTCCATAAACACCAAGCCTTTGAGTAACATTAAATTTACCTCCAAGCTTGCCAGATAGTGTTCTTTCTGTTCCATCTACATCAGGTACTGCAGAGATAACAGGACCACCTTGAATATAGTATCCAAGTTTACCTACGTCTCCTTCGTATCCAATGTGAAGGTCGATATTCCTACCTGTATAATCAGATCCAGTATATCCGTCTCTTGACTCAGCGTTTAGATAGACGCCAGCCATTGCAGGAGTCGAAGCAAATGAGATTGTAGCTAGGGCTAGTGCAATTGATTTCATAATTTTAAATTAATTGTTAGTGTTCTTTGTGTACTCAACACCACGATACTTGAGGGTCATTACGATCTCCAGTACCACAGCCCCGTTCCATGCTGTGATTTCATGCGACCTCGTTAGAGGTTGAACGGACGTGATGTTTATTTTTTAGGGGGTCTACCCTTCTTTGTACCGTAGGTACCTTTACCTTTAGGCATATTCATTCTCCGTTGTTGCCGCTAAGTCTAGCGGAAAATTATGTGCATTTCTTTCGTGCATTACTTCCATGCCTAAGTTGGCACGGTTGAGAACGTCGCCCCAAGTGGGAATAACTCTACCACTGGCATCAACAACTGACTGATTAAA